GGGACAGAGTAAAAGGTGATTCAAGCGCATGTTACAGTAGCAGGGGCAGAGCCGGAGAACGCCCCAGCGTTGTGGGAAGTCATGAGCGACGGCAGCGGTGTGTGGCAGGCGGGCATCGCCGTGACCGTGGGCGAGGAATACTGGTACCCCGACACTAATGGGACACTCTATCGGTGCCTGCAATCACACACGACGCAATCAAACTGGACGCCACCTCAAACGCCGTCGCTGTGGGCGCCAGCACGAGTTATCCAGAAAAGATAGCAATAAACAAGTTGCTAAAAAAATAAAACTTTGATATATTCAAAGCTTCGTCAGCCGTGACGGTAACTCGGATTTTTCGCCGTTTTCTCTTCGGGCGGTAAACGAAGAACAATGAAACAAGAAAAATCGAGAATAATAAGAAGAGGTAACTAAAATTGGCTACCACAAATTTTACGCGGCTGACCGACGAACAAAAAACCGTCTGGTCGCGCCAGTTGTGGCGTCAAGCTCGTAACCTCTCCTTCATGAATCGGTTCTCTGGTAATAACTCCAACTCGCTATTCCATCGCGTAACGGAGCTTACCAAGACCGAGAAAGGTGACCGTGCGGTTATTACCCTGGTCCCTGAGTTGGAGGAAGATGGTATTGCGGGTGACGCGACTCTGGAAGGCAATGAAGAGGCGATCAAAGCCTACGATCAGGTGGTCACCATTGACCAGCTACGTCACGCGAATCGAAGCGAAGGCCGCATGGCTGAGCAGAAGACCGTGGTGAAGTTCCGCGAGACGAGCCGCGATGTACTGGCTTATTGGCTGGCGGATCGTATGGATCAGATGGCTTTCCTGACCCTTTCCGGTGTCAACTACACCAAGACTAATCGCGGCGCATCTCGTTCGGGTTCGGACCTTCCGAACTTGGCGTTTGCTGACGATGTATCGGCTCCTAGTACTAACCGTCATCAGCGTTGGGATGCTTCCAACGGCTTACAGGCGGGTAGTACGTCGAGCGTTGCAGCGGCGGATACGCTGTCTTGGAACGCAATTGTTGATCTCAAGGCATATGCTAAAGAACAGTATGTCCGCCCCATCCGTATGGACGGCGGCATCGAAGTCTTTCATATGTTCGTAACCCCGTCTCAGATGCGTGATCTGAAGCAAGATAGCGACTATCTGGAGGCAGTGCGAAATGCGATGCCTCGTAGCGAGACTAACCAGCTCTTCAAGGGTACTAATGGCGTTCTGGTGGACGGTGTGATGCTTCATGAGTATCGCCACGTCTATAACACCAAGGGCGCTGCTAGTGGCTCTAAGTGGGGCGATGGTTCTACTGTCGATGGTGCTCGTGCTCTGTTCTGCGGTGCGCAGGCGCTTGGCTGGGCTGATCTTGGCGTTCCTTCGTGGGTCGAGAAAGAGTTCGACTATGACAATCAACCCGGCATTAGCGTGTCGAAAATCTTTGGTTTCTTGAAGCCCGTCTTCCCGGATGTGCTGAACGCGACCGATGAAGATTTCGGCGTTATTGCACTCGACACGGCTGCGGCCTAAGAGGTGATCTAAATGGCTTTTAAGAAAGGTAGTGGTCGCCAGACCCGTTTGGTCGCTCGCGCCGTTATTACGTACGATGAGCTAACTAGCGGTACGGCTCTTGAGGTGTTTGATATGCCTGCGGGAGCTATTTACATGGGCGGTCATGTCCATGTAAAAACCGCTTGGGACTCGGGTACGTCTGATGTGCTGGATGTTGGTGATGGCGATAACGATGATCGCTATACCTCTTCGCAAATTGATATCACGTCTACGGGTGTAACTGCTCTGGACGCAGTAACTGCGGCGGCTGTGGACGCGAATCAGTATACTGAGAAAGATACCATTGATGCGATCTGGACGGGTACTGGCACGGCTCCAACTCAGGGCGAGATGGAGATCGTTGTCGAGTATATCCGCACCGACCGAGCGGTTGAAACTCAGACCTAAGAACGGTGAACGGCGGGGCCTTACCCGGCCCCGCCAATCACTATGCTGATTGAGTCTAAAACCGTTCAACATCCCCACGTAGCGCATCAATATATCTACTGTGCGCCAGAGCGCGGGGTTCAACCGGAAGACGGCGATCAAGTAAAGATACGCATTCCTCCTGCATCCAGAGTATTTGGTGGGACGGTAGAGATTGACTCTGCTTTTGACACTATGTCTACCCTTGATGTGGGGGTTAAAGGAGATTTCCAGCGTTATGCTGAAGGCGTCTCACTATATGAAGCAGGTACAAAGGAGCTTGTAAACTTGCCGCAAAAATTTATCAACGGGATTGATATAATCATAACGTTTAATCATGATATGCCTTCTATAGGGGAAGCCACGGTAAGGGTGGTTTATGAAGTAGATGGCCGAGTTCAGAGGATACAATGAAAAGTGTAAAGACCCCCCCTAAACCTATTCGAATCGCGTCAACGACGGGCCACGTTGTTATTCTCCCTGAGAGCACTACGACTCAAATTCCCGATGAAATTGTACCGGAAGCTTTGATGCGGGGGTGCGTTCTTGTTGGTCAGGATAAAGACTACGATCCTGACCCCGAAGCCCAGCAGCCTGTATATGGTAAAGAAGCTCAGGACCGTAAGAAGCTTAATGAGATCAAAGCCATCATCGAGCAGATGATCGCTGAGTACAAACCCAATGAGTGGACTAAAGACGGACGCCCTGATGCCAAGTCCATTTCTCGTAGACGGGGCAAAGCAACTAAGGGCGTAGACCGGGATAAAGTCTGGTCTGAGAATTTTGATAATGACGCCAGCGCAAGTACTGGATAGGATACGCTCCCGTTATACGGATGACCCTGAATGTGCGGGCGACGACTCTTATGCACTTTGGTCTAATAGTGAAGTTTACGATGCTATAGACGAAGCACAGAAGAGTCTCGCGCTGGATACTAAGATCCTGCGCGATGCCCGCACGTCGTCCATTGTTGATCTTACTTTGTCCGCTGATGACCCGTGGGTTGATCTTAGTTCTAAGATCATAGAAATCAAGCGGGCGCGTCTTACTTCCCCTACTACTCGTAAGCTCACCATTTTGAACTATGAAGACATGGACCAAGGGTCCGTGAACTTCAATGATTACTACAACGTCAATACTTCTTCGAGTTGGGAGGATAGCAGCGGAACACCCAGAGCTATTATCTTGAACATGGATGAAGGTTCTGCGCGTATATATCCCACCCCCGATGCCTCTGGCACGATCAAACTGGTTGTAGTGCGCTTGCCTATTACCACTGTGAGCGAAGCAACTAAAACCGAAGACCTTGAGTTCGATGATGTGTGGAAGAACGCGATAACTTTCGGTGCTTTGCGGGAGCTTTATATGAAGATGGATAGCGACGAGTCGGGCGAAGGAGTTGACACGCAACGTGCTAGGGACTTTGGTGTGATGTATAATCGAGAAGTGATAAAAGCAAAACGCTTCCGCAACGAAAAACAATTTAAAACAGGTGGAACGGTGACTTATGGCGGGATTCGGTAAAAAACAAAAGAAAAAATCTCCTTCTGTTGGGTCATTTCTGACAACTCAGAATTTCAAAGGAGAACCTCGGGGTATGAGTCAAAAAAACTCCGTGGCGGGGAAAGTGTTGGGCGGGGTGCAGGTTCAGACTAAACCCAAACGCACTAGGGTTAAGAATCGTATCCTGAAGGGGGAGGGCAGAGATGGTTTTCAGATACATATACTAGGAGGGGGAGATCGTAAGAAAACCCCTAAACAAAAGCGCGGTTTGCGTCGAAGAGCTTTGCAGGGTAAATAATGCCTCTAAGAAATAGAATTGATCCAGTCGGTCGTGGGCGAATCTTCGAAGATGAAGAGGAAGAATTCGTTCAACCGTCTACGTTGACGGGGCGACGGGATAATAAGCCAAAACGAAGCGACAAAACTAGGGTTAAAGGTCGAATGCTTCGACCCGTGCGGAGCGGCGCTTTCAACGATAGAGACGATTTGCTTAGCGCTACTCAACGTCGTGCTAAGCTAAGTCGGGCGGAAGAATTGGGGCAGCGAGGGGAGCTTCTGTCCGAAGGTGCTGAGGAACAAACCTCTGAGCCCCAAGAACAGAGTTCCGAGCGTTCAACACCTGACGATATGAATCTTGAGAACTTGCGTCGTGCAGGCTTGAGTGAAAGGGACATACAAAATCTAAGACGGCAGGACATCGAAGAAGATACTTTGGGCAGACCTGATGGCCTTAAAAGAAGAATGACGGACTTCGGTGATAGAGGGGTTACAAGAGACATTGATACTTTTGAAAACGGTGGCGTATCCGTGGTTACAACTCCTGGGGGGTTGGCTAGGAGAGGCGTTGTTAATCATAACCAGAGCCGTGGTAATGTTAGCACTATTCCTTCTGAGAGTTTTACTAATCCTCAGTTTGTTGGTTTTAATTCTGGAGAGAACATTGCAAGGGCTGTACGTGCAGACTTTCAAAGGGAACAAACCGAAGAAGCTGAACGACGGCTAAGGGATCGACAACTAAGAGAGGATGCTAACTTGAACCTTAGTGGCGATATGTCTTTGGTCGAGTTGGCTAATGCTGCGGCTCGTCGTCGCTCAGCACGTAATACTCTGCGGCAAAGAGAAGAGAACCAAGCTGCTCAGCAGGTAGCAGCTCAGGAGCTGGCGCAAGAACGTAATCTAAGGCTGACCGAAGAACAGGGGCGTAACCGTCGAGCAGGGCTAAAAGCTAGAAGCGAGTTGGTAGGAGAACAGCGCAAGGCTACGGCTGAGCGCCGTGAACGGAACCGTGAAATCCTCGAAGGCTTCCACGTAGATGAAGAAGGCAATGTCAACCAACAAGC